GGCAGGCGGCGTGTTGTCGATGTCGGCCAGCTTGGCAAACGCGTCGGCGAAATTGTCGTCAGTCTGGATCGTCGGGGCCGTCATGGCTTACTCCGCAGGGGTGTCAGTGAGTGGCGCACGGTCGAACAGCGTCAGGAGGTCCATGTAGGCTTTGATTTCCCCTTGCGCCTTGAGGAGCTGGTCTGGAGCAATGTCGATCAGCTTGTATTTGATCTCGTCACACCGCAAGAGCAGAATTTCACGCATCGCGTGCAATTCCGTCGTCTCTCGGCGCGTGTACAACGTCTTGGCGAAGAAGTGCTGCTGCTCGCGGTTGCGTCGACGGGGGGTCATGCCTCCTCTCCTGCCGGGGCGGTCGCCGCGGCTTCCTGATCAAGTCCGGCCGTCAGCAACTCCAGTGCCGACTTGACCGCCGCCGCGTCGGCGCCCGCTGAGTTTTTCTGCCCCTGCGCGATGCCCTTGAAGGCGTCCGCCATGGTCTTCCGCACTTCGGCCCGCAGCTGCTCTTCCTGCAGCGCCGTCTGCGCCGCCGTCGCCTGCTGGGCGGTCTGCATCCGCTGCTTCGCCTCTTCGATCGGGACCAGCAGGTGTGCCAAGTCACGCGACGCGAGCCGCTGCTCCACGAACTTGCGCTCATCGATGTGCATCCGCTCTTCCGGTGTCATCGACACGGCCAACTGGTCGAGCTGCATGCCACGCACTTCCTTGGCGATCAGGCTCGTCGCGCCGCGCGCGATCACGTTGAAGTCGCCCTGCGGCATCCGCTCCGCATTGAACTTGCGGTTGAACTGCATGAGCGACGTCAGGATCGACTGCGTGAACGCATCGAAGTTCCGGATGATGTCCTTGAACGGCAGGGCCGCATCGCCGCGCACCATCGATGCGCCGGCGGCCGTCCGCATCGGCTCACTCGGCTGGTTCTGCACGTCGCCGCCCGTCGCCGGGCCCACGAACGTTTCCGCATCGGCGAACTTGCTGAACAAGTCGACCAGCTTGAGCAGCTCGTCCATGTGCGCGTCGAACGGCAGGTTCCGCACCGCCGGCATACTCGCTTCGGGCCCGGTCCCTTCCCGGTACCACACCTTGTACGCGCGAATGCTGGAGATGTCTTGGCCTTCGGACAGCAGCTCGCGATTGACCTCGATGTTCGGCCCGCACACGATGCTGGCGTTGTCGAGCAGCATCCGCGTCGCCGCGGAGAGCGACATCTGGCTGTCCCGCACCACGTTCGGCAAGCCGTCGCCGATCGGCCCCGTGTCGTCTTCATCGAACACGAACGAGTGGATTGTGCGCACCGACATCCCGAGCTGACGGTAGGCGTTGATGTCGGCCTTGATCACCCAGTCGTCGAGCATCCAGACCTCCGCCTCCAGATCATCCGCGATCTGGTCGTCCGGCACCTCGACGCCCATCTGCTTGAGCTCCGCGCCGGACATCATGCCGCTCCACACGATGATCTCGTAGCGGCCGTTGGACGTCTTGTTGTCGTTGACGTTCACCTTGAGGCCCATCTCGCGCAGCTGCGTCTCGAACGTCTGCGGGCGGTAATTCCCGCTCGTGCGCTGCGTGAGGTACTCGCGGATCTGGTCGCCGAAGAAGTCATCGCGCCGCGCCAAGTCGCGCACCTGCGCGCGGGTCATGACCATGCGCATGAAGTAGCCGTCCATGTCCGACAGCAACGACTTGGCCGATATATCCGGATAGAAGTCCCACACCGGCAGCACCTCCAACACCGGCTTGTAGAGCATCGTCTGCACCTGCACCGGCTGCCCGTTCTCGACCTTCCACTCGACGCGCGGCACCTTCTTCACGAACGGCCCCCGGACCACGCCGACGCCGTACAGGATGCCGTCCTTGACCACCTTGCGGTTGATGCCGATGAAGTCCTTCGACTGGTCGCCGCCGATCTCCTGCAGCTGGTCGTCGATCATGACGGAGAGCGTCTCGGCGCGCTTGGCCGCCAACCGCTGCGCGGCGTGCTGCACCATCTCGTCAGTGAGCTCGCCCGGCAGGCCGGCCTGCTGGCGCTGCAGCAACAGCTCCTCGACCGCCTCCATGACGTCGTTCGGGTCCATCTCGGCCTGTGGGCTCGCCGTCAGCTCCCAGTTCCGCTCGTTGCCGGGGAACATGAGGTTCATGACGCGACTCAGCACGCTGATGCACTTGACGCGCGTCATGCGGGGGTAGGCCATGGACCGATCGGACCCGATCGCCTTCTCGACTTCCGGGTCGTACTGGCCCTTGTACTGCCGCAGGTTCCGGAGCCAGCGCTGCTCCGTTTCCTGCCGGTCGGTCTTGTACTGCTGGAACAGCTGCATCAGCCGGGCGCCGATGACGCGCAGCTCCGTGCTCGAAATCCGCCGCACCGGAGCGCCGGTGACACCTTCGGGGCCGGGGTCCACCATCAGGTCCGGCGGCGTCGGCTCCATGGTCGTCAGCATCGCACAACTCCGTTAGCGGAAGTGATAGGGCACGCGGGTCGGGAGCGGGAGTGGCGATCTGGTCTGCACGCCTTGCCGCTCCACCTGTCGGTGAAAGTACCGGCTGAGGTAGCCAAACGCATCCCCCGGGTGGCTGTAGGCGTTCTTCTGGGGCTGCGGTTTCGTCTGGTCGTTCTTCGGATCCATGACGTACCGCCAGCCGCCTTTCAGGGCGCGCACCAGTATGGGGCACCGCGCCTCGTCGATCTGGAGCGCCGGCCCTTCCTCGATCAACCGCGTCGTAAAGTGGTCGATGGCGTCGATGCGGATGGAGAGCTGATTGTTGGTCTCGATCTTGACCGGAAAGTGCTTCCGGAACGCATCTACCACCGTTTTCTCGTCCGTTTGCGTCCGATTGGCCGCGGCCGGATCCGGGGCGATCGTGAGCTTCGCCTGCGGAAAGTGCTGCCGCAGGTACGGTTTCACGAAGTCCGTGATGAACCGGTTGGCCCCGACGCCGGACGTGATGATCTCGCCGAGCACGTTGAGCCGCCCGTGGTGCGTTTCTTGGCCGAGAATGAGGGCGGTGCCCCCAAGGCCCGGGTCCAAGCCGCCAATGAGGGGGAGGAGCGGGTTGTAGCGGAGCGGCGCCGGCGCGAGGTGCAGTCCCGGCTTGAAGGTCTTGATCACCGGCGTGCCGGCGATGGAGAACCCCCACGCGGCCTCGATGAACTGGTGCACCCACGCCTCGGACTTACCCTTCGCCAGCTCGTCGTAGTACCCCCGCCCGCCCGGCAGGTAGTCCAAGTTCTCCGCGTTGGCGGCGTACCCGGACGGCTGGAAGAAGAACTGCGCGTTACTGGGCAGGTTCTTGTGGAGGTAGTCGAACCACCAGTTGTCTTCCGTTTCCGGGTTGGATGAGCCCCACATCCCCCAGTTCGTCGCCCCACCGTCCTTGACGGCCGGGTAGCGGCCACAGCGCGCGGACAGAGCTTCCACGATCTCTTGCGGGATCTGCACGAACTCGTCGAGGATCGCGAAGGTCAACTCCAACGACAGCACGCGCTGGACGTCTTGGGCCGTGTCGAGCGGCCGGAAGAGCACCTCGCACTCCACGTCGCCGAACTTGAGGATGAAGACTTTCTCGGTCTCCTTCCAGTGCCCGGCCTGCCCGTCCTTGAACCACGTGAACCACGACTTGAGCGTCGTATCCTTGAGCTGCGGCGCCGTGTTGCGGACCACCACCGCGCGCGAGCGGCGAATGCCGTCTTTGGCGGGGGCCTGCAGCTTGGCCATGTAGCACAACTTGAAAAATAGGCCGGTGGTCTTGCCCGAGCCAACGGGCCCCACGATCCAGTCGTAGAACAACCCTTTGGGGCGGTAGTCCTTGATGAACGCCTTGACGGTCGGCGGCGGCGTGTACTCCAGCGTATCAGCCAAGGTTGATCTGGATGTTCAGGTTGTTGCCCGTCGCCGCATTGGTGGCGGTCTTCGCACTCTGATCGAGTCCGGCGGCCCGGATCGTGAACTTGATGAGGTCCGCCCGCACGGTCGGGGGCGTGACGGGGCTGTGGATCATCTTCCACGACTCTTTCAGGAGCTCTTCCGCTTGCAGCTTGGCCTTCGTGATGAAGCCCATGCCCTCTTGACGGAGCATCTCTTGGGCGGTCCGCAGGTCGGCGAGGAAAATGGGGTGCATCCGGAGGGCTTTCCACTCCTCTTCCGCGATGCCATACGCCTCACAAATCACCCGGATCGATGCCGTTTTGAGGGCAATCTCCACGGGAAACGTCGGCGGGTAGACCAGCGACGTGGGATCGGTTGTGTCGTGTGCGCTACGGGTGAGTGCGGTGCTCATGGGTGATCGGTAGCTATGGTTGAGCGGATGTGCAAGGGGATCATGGTTTTTCGACGATATTTTTTAGCAAAAAATTTTGATCGTGGAAATATGATTTGAAAATTTTGGCAAACATATACGGCGGACCATGAATCCCCTACCCCTTACAGGGGCCTAATCCCCCTGACCCCTTGCCTCAGGAAAAGGATTCTTACCCTAGCCTCAAGGCCATGAGTTTGTGAGCGATTCTCACAAAAACACAGTTTGCAATCCGCACCGTGAGAAGTGTATATTATTGATGTCACATATGGTGACGCGTACAACACACTATGCAAAGGATAGAACACTATGTCGACCCAGACGAACGCCGTCGCTCGCAAGCTCGCCGCCGACGCTCTTATGTCGGGCAACTATTGTGACAAGTGCGGCGAACCGCACGCCAAGCGCGTGCGGAAGTGCCGCACGCCAGAAGAGATCGCGGCGCACGTGGCCACCTTTGAAACGCCGGAAGAGGCATCCGCGCGCAAGCTCGCCACCACGATTGCTGCCGCCCCCGTTGCCGCCCCCGTTGCCGCCCCCGTTGCCGCCCCCGTCATCCCGCCGACGTCGAACCCGGACGCACCGGAGCGCGAGACCACCAGTGCGTATAAGGTCAGCGTGCTCGGTTGGGACAAGGCTCGCGGGGACCTTGTGGCCATCCACGCCATTCGCGCTATCGGGACCAGCGTCGACGCCCTGAAAGACTTCCGCGCGTCGTACTACGCCGGTTACCTCGGTCGCATGTTCGGTCCGATCGTCGACAACGCCACGGATGCCGACACGTTCGCCGATGGTTTGAAGGAAGGCGCGCGGTTGCTCGCGTGTGCAGGCGCCACGGCCGCAACGCCGAACAACATCGGCAAGCGGACCGCCGAGCAAGAGCGCGCCTACACGGCCGCGCGTCAGGCGTGGTCGACGTTGCTCGGCAACGCTGGTATTGCCACGCCTGACGCGCGGGGAGGTGCTACCCGCACGGGAAGCACGAACGCCAAGGTCACGGCTCCGGACGCCAAGGTCACGGCTCCGGACGCCAAGGTCACGGCTCCGGACGCCAAGGTCACGGCTCCGGACGCCAAGGTCACGG